CCCCAGTGGTGGGTAGACCGTGGTTGTTAGTCACGTAGAGTTGGCCTCCAAGCGCGATTGCTCGGTTGACCTTCACCCGCTCCGATCCCTCAGCATGTGCGTGAAGCACTAGCATGTTACGACCAGTGTGCTCCACGACTTGCGCGTCGGTGAGAGCGTTCCACGAGAGTCCTTTGGTCGGCATGTCAAACGCCGTACACACGAACTCATCGCGGTACCAGACATTGGCTTGCTCGCCTTTGTCAGCGGGTGCGCGTCCTACTGTTGCAGACTCGCGCACAGGCACCGATTGAACGTTACCTTGTGGGTGAGCCGCAGCAGCGCGCCTGTTTGCCTTCCGTTGTCTCTTCGACACTGGCATCCAGAGCGCACTACTCATCTTGAGCAGAAACGCGACCGTGGTGAGAGCACCTGCGATCATGACGAACATCTTGATCCGTCCAATCCGGCGCTGCACCTCACGACCTGCCCTGTAGAGGATGGCACTGCTCACGCAGCGCACGATCTTCAAACAGAAGAGGTCGAGTTGCACTCCCACATTGGGCAGACCGCAGCGATAGCAGGCCCGCGCAAGATTGAAGAGCGCGTTGTGGAAGAACGAGACGAAGAACGTGCAGAAGAGCACGAGCGCTTCGTATCTGTGCTGAGCATCACCAAGGTTGGTGGCTCGAGCAACGAACGACGTCCACCACTCCGTGGCTGGGGCGTCGAAGGTATTGAACACCGTGTGCTCCACGTTCTCTTGCAGTGTGCGGTTGAACATCCCGTTAGGAATGAACTCCACGTCCATCACCTGTTGTGCCAGCGGTAGCTGACACTCCTCACAGGTGCCACGACCCTCAGGTCGGTGGCAGACCGTGCATAGGCGAACCTGTAGCATGGCCATGTCGGACGTGTTTACCTTGTCCTGCTGAGCTGGAACTCAAGCACGCGTGCTGAGTACCAGTCCATGAAGAGGTAGATGTCGGAGAACTCCTCCAACTTCTTGAACGTGGCCTGGTCAGTGCCTGCTGGCACGACCTGCTCCACCGTGATGATCCAGAAGTCCGGATAGGACCCAGGCTCGGTAGGAGGCACCTTGTCAGAGTCAAGGAAGACTCCGTCGCGAGCGTACTCCGGCTTCACCTCAAGAGTGATGACGTAGGGCAGGCGACGTTGGATGGCCAGCGGGCAGTTGAAGTAGTGGTAAGCATTAAGCGTCTTCGAGTTCGAAGTAGCCACCACGAGTTGTGCTCGCATGGGGGTGCGACCCTTGTCCTCCAATTCGGCCTGGTTAGGCACGAAGGGGACGCTATTCACGACCTGCAACATCTCCAGCACCGATGGGTCTCCCTGAGGAGCC